CTGCACTTTTACTTCATCAGGGACATTGAATGACATTTAGTTTCCTTATTGTGGGATGTTATCTAGGATAGTGGTTTCGGCACCGGCTGCACCTGCACGTACAACAAGTTTTAGTGTTCCAGCGTTAGTGCCATCTCGGAAATAAAGTCGGCCTACGTTTGCACCTGGATTAGTTTGAGCAGCTGTAGCCCTTGTAAGTCTTATGCTTCCACCGCTGTTATTTTCGTTGATAATCGCCAAAGAGTTTGTAGTTACATAAGCAGAGTTGTGAATCGCACCATCGCTAGCAATTCGAGTTAGTACTGTTCCAGCTGAATCTTGCCATTCCTGCAAGTTAGCGGTTTGACCTGAAGTTCCTCTAATGACTTGACCAATAACACCAGTTCCATCGGTGAGAACATTTATGCGAGCATTGTAGCCTGTGTTTTGAGTATTGACACGTAGAGATGCGTTAGCGATGTTGATAATGCCAGTAGAGCTAATAGATGTTAATACTGTTCCTGCCGAGTTTTGCCATTCCTGTAAATTAGCCGACTGAGATGCAGCACCACGAATAACAGCACCAATGTTTGAGGCAGATGCAGCGAATACAGTTAGTTTTCCTAAAGATGTTCCAGCAAGTCCACCTAGATTTATGTTTCCATTTGATTCAATGACCATTCGCCTGGTAGCCGCGTTGCTGAACTCAATGGGGACTGATGATCCTGTATAAAAATAAACAGAGCTGTTTTGTTGAACATCGTTTTTTCCGAAATCAAAGGTTTGTCCATCGGATGTATTGAATCTAAATAAGGCCAGTGATCCAGATGTGTTGCTTGAAACTTGAAGTCTATTTGCTGTTCCACCACCGCTAATTGTTTGAATGCCTGTAAAGGTGTTCGCGGTATCTGTTTTAGCTAATGTTGCTAAGTTTTGCCAAGCAATTCCACCAGTAACCGATGCGGTGTAAGGTACATAACCTAATCCTGGAGCGTTTGTCACTTTACCTAATACACCAGATGCATTTGTAAATAAGAAGGTTCCGCTAGTAACTGGAGTCGTAACTGTGCCTGTAAAAGTAGGTGACGCCGATGGAGCCTTAGCCGATAAATCTGAAACCAAATTAGTGACTTGTGACTGTGTGATAGATAGTGCGGTCTGATCTAACCCAATAGAACCTGTCGAAGTGATAGTGCCACCGGTGAGTGGGCTAAGAGCCGTTAGGCTTGTGACCCCATCAGCCGCATTGACTTTGTTTTTCCATAACCCTGTAGCAGATTCATAGGTTAGGACTTCATTGTTGGCTGGGCTAGTAATTCGAACATCGTGTAGTTCATCAAGCTCATAACCATTCTGCACTTTGACATAAACTTTGCCATTACCTGCAGATGCCTTAGCAACTACACCAACATAAACTAGATGGTTCGGAGCGACAGGTTTAGTTTGAGTAAATCCACCAGGCACGTTAGAGAGATAAAGTTGAGCTCCCTCAGTGAAACCATTAGTGGCCAAGCCCTCAAGATAACCCTCAACCATACAAAGGCCATCACCATTGTTCTGGACAGTTTCAGCCATCCAACCTAGAGTGCGAGCAGAAGTAGCATCAGAACTATTGTTAGCTGCAGTTACTTGTGTATGAACACCATTAGCACCTGAGACATAAACAATAGTGCCCTTATTTAGAACCGAACCTGTAGCGTTTCGGACAGTAACATAAATAGGGTCGCCAGGAGTATAAGAAGTTCCATTAGCACCTGCAGGACCTGTAGGACCTGTCGCACCTGTAGCACCCGGAGTTCCCTGAATACCCTGTGGACCCTGTGGGCCTTGCTCACCACGAGCAAAATACACTCTGGCATAAATAGAATCAGGGATAACTACTTTTACGATCATTTAACTATTTCTGGAGTTACATCAACCTGCCCGCGAGCAAGCGTCAGAACCTTTCCGGTCGAAGTCTGTGTCAATTCAAGAGCCCACACATAATCAGTCTTAGTTAGCAGAGAAGTCTGGGTAGGTGTCAAACTAAAAGCCACGCTGTTAGTTGTAGTGTTCACAGTTGGAACAATGTCGATTAGAGCTGTAGTGGACTGGTTTTCGCGAATCTGCATCTTTGCAGTCCATCCAGTCAAACTAAAAGCAACACCATCGCTATCGGTAGGATAAAACTCGCAGTCCCCAGCAACACTAGGAAAAGTAGAGCCAGCCAAGATAAGCAGGTCAAACTGCCCATCGGTGATCGTGTATGTTTCACTCACTAGGAGCATCCTCAACAGGAGCCTCAACTGGTGCAGGAACTTGTCCTGGACTAGGAAATGGAGCCCATGAAGTGGTTACTTTAGGTTCGGTTTCTTTTGCCATTAGTTATCTTTCTTTAGCTTGTCGAACTCTGATTTCAGTTTTGTGTATTCCTTATGTAGATTCAAGTATTTATCACGCCATTGGTCAAGTTCTGCCTTTAGCGTGGCGAGTTCATTTTTCAGGTTATCTATCTGCTCGAACATCTCTGCCCGAAGTTTTTGCTCTAAACTAATCGACTGGAAACGTCTAGTAGTTAGATACCTAAACAAAGCAGTTACGCTCGTACCGGTCAGAATACCTGATACCAACCACATCCATACTTCACCAGTCATTAGATCCCTTTCCACAAGTGGAAGTCTATTTCCCAATGGTCGGCAGTTATGGAATGTCTGATACGCGAAATTAGCTGCACTTGTTGAATCTTGTTAGAAGTATTTGCTGGGTCCACAAACTCAACCTGTAAAGTCTGGCCTACATCGGAATAAGCAATTTTAGTAACTGTGCCATCACGTCTCAAAGCCGGTACAGATACCATGCGAATCTGCTTAGGTTCTGCCGCACCTGAAACATGTGATGCCCAGTCCGAGATACGCGTGTAAGGGCTCGCTCCAGGATCCATAGTGATTTCAAAGTCCGCTGGCCATTCACCATAATCAGTTATCGAAGTGGTATTCTTTGAAGTCTTATCCGATGCTGGAGTGCTGGATGTTTCAATGACTTTGACGCTGTTCACCAATGTGGATGTGTCGAAACTTAGGTCGATATAATCCATGCAAATGTGATCTACAGATGTTGAATGCTGGTTTGAAACTGTTAGAGCGGTTCCGCTCCATGCGGTGGACTGTTTAGTGTTGATGTCTGCTCTAGTCATGTAATAGGTAGTTCCGCTAGAACGGACAGAATAACACCAACCCAGTTCGGCATCAGTTAGTTGATTTAGGACTTCACCTGCAACCACATCGGTAAAAGTATCTGCACTAAATACAGCTGAACTTCCACCAGAACCATCCTGAACTAGAACGAACCTAGTATCTATAGCTGCAACTGCTGAACCCAAAGAATCCATGACATTTCGGAAACTGCGGTTAGTGGTCGTACCGGTAATGCTGAAACTGCTTAGACGTGTATTGCTTAGAATCTTGTTAGAATCATCGGCCTGAATAGTAATCTTTAGTTTCTTGGAGTTGACGTCATAGCCCATAAAGATACTGCTTATGTAGCCATAAAAGATAATTGTCCAAATAGTTGGATCTGTGTCTGGTTTAGGTTGATAACGTACTCGAATAGGCATGTTCGGTTTATACGCTGGAGTGCCCACAAAGTCTGCTAAAGATGGCTTGATAAGTTCTATCCTGGCAGTACCAATGTCTGGTCTAGCAAGAACACCCTTTTCCAGCATGATGCCACGATCTATCTCAACTTCATAAGTTTCAGCCTGAACCGAAGTCCAAGCACCGCTAGCGTAATACTGCACCTGCAGATTAGATTTGATATCCCAAACGTCATTAGCCATTAGTTCACAAAGTACTTCTTGCCGGTCTGCTTTTCAAACTTACGAATCTCTTTGATAATGTCTGCAGCGGTCACGTTGGCTTTATTCACGTTGATGGTGTAAGTCTTTTCACCGGTGTCTGCAGCTATAGTTCCAACCTGAGTTCCAGTCATTTGTAGAGATCCACGTAAACCTAAATACTCGGATAGTCTGCCCGACTGCAATAAACCCTTAGCGACAATGTTGCCCTGTGCTGGACCCATGCCCACAAGCTCGTTGATAACATCCTGCCCTGCACCAGCCTTAGTCAATTTCTTGAGATTAGCGGCGAAACCTCTAGCAGCATCCACCATACGCTTTAGCTTGTTGATTACCTTGTCCACATTGAACACCGAATACTCGTCAGTTCCAGCGGTACCGAATGCTAGTCCAACAGAATCCCTAAACTTTTCAGCAGTTTTTTTGATGTTGTCAGTTTTTTCTTTTAGTGCCTGGTCGATGGCATCCGATTTATCTTTTACTTGGTTCATGTAGAACTCGCCACGTTTCACCCAAGAGTTAGCCCAAGCGTTATCAGATTCTGTTTTTAGTTTTGCGGTGTTGACAAGAATACCCTCAAGGCTCTTATTGTAGTTATCGGTGGCATCACTTGTTTCCATAAAGGCAGCAGCCAAAGTTCCCAAAGCCACAACTACTGCACCGATACCAGTACTAACCAAAGCAAACTTTAGGGCTGTAGTAGAGATTTTGGCGATTTTAGTAGCCATGTCATAAAGTTTCATAGCCACAGTCATTCCACCGATAGCAGCCTTGGCGAATAGCATGCTTACAGCTAGAGCCTTTATTAGTGCAATGTTTTCAATTAGGAACTTACCGACCTGCCCTAAACCTTTACCAATACTCTGTAGTAGTTTCACTACTTGTTGCAGATTCTTTTGGCCCTCAGGCGTTTTCAAGTAATCAGAGAACTCTTTTACTAAAGGCAGGAGTCCAGTTCCAATTTCCTCTTTGATGTTCTCAAAGACAACCTGCAACCTCTGGTAAGGGTTTAGATCCGCAGCAGCCTTAGCCGAGCCTTGGAATTGCTTAGTCAGTTCAGTCTGGAAATCGACACCAATAGCAATACCAGGAATAAGTTTTTTCAGAGATGCAGTCTGGCCATTGTAAGCCTTGCTCAAAGCACTTGTGACTGAACCTAAATCTTTACCCTTAGCTGCGGAAATGTCCAAAGCCAAGTTCAATAATTTTTGGCCTGCATCAAGAGAACCTGTGGCTCTTACTGCATCGGCTAAAGCCGGTCTAAGATCATCATCGAGCACCGCTACAGCGTTACTTGTTGTCTGAATCCAGCGTTCAGCCGCTAACCTAGTTGCGACAGTTGCATCTAAAGTATTTTTGAGAGATAAGGCTAACTGGTTTTTAGATACAGCATCCTCGGCTGCAGCTTTGGCAGACTGTTTTAGGAATCCGGTAAGTTTAGCGACACCAAGTCCAAGCCCGACAGTACCCAGTGCACGTGATACACCAGAGGAAACTTTACCTGCTATTGAACCGAAACTCTTTAGTTCCTTAGATGCTTTATCTAAACCAGATTTGAACTTAGTGGGGTCCGAAACCAACGTAAGTTTTAGAACACTCATTCGGTGCGGCCTTTCTCTACAATAGCGTCAGCAATAGCCTGGTATTCGCGTAACGTTAGACGCTTGTATTCATCCACGCTTAGACCAGCATGGACAACAATAAACGCCATACGCTCTGCCGCCTTATCCGCTATTACTCTTTTTTTGGGTCACCAGCCAGCAATTTGTTTACGTCAGACATCTTTAGAGCTCCAGCCTGTTCAATGGTGAAGTTCGGGTCAGTACGTTTCATAATTACCAGAATGATGGCCTTGAGAGCCTTGCCCTTAGGTTGCTTATCATCCATGATCTGGTCAATACTTGCTCCAGTAATCAGTTCGATGGTTTCAACTTCCTCAAGGGTAAGTGTCTCGAAATCAAATGGTGTGTTGCTCATTAGTCTGCAAATCCTCTCGTTGCGTTTACTACTTGTTGAATATCTTTGTTGCCAGTATAAGGTTTTCCAGCATACTTTTCGTATAACCTTACAAGTTCAGTCATGTAAGTCGTAGCAATTTGTGCTCTAACCTTTTTGGCTGCCTTATTCATAAACTGGGTCGGCATGATGTTCTTGGCAATGAAATACTCTTTGTCATAGAACCATCCCCAGTTGATGGGGTTAGCGTAAGGAATTAGTGGATCACGACCAGCCTGAACTACAGCTGTCCTAATAGCCTTACTTGCCCTGATGGAATCTCTCAGTCGGCCAGTCCGAACCGGAACTAATTGCTTGGCCTCTTTGACGACCATGTTGCCGACCCTAAGGTTCAAAGCCTGAATCTCTTTTTCAGCACCTAGATCCCTAAGGCCAGCAACCGCCTCGTACAGTCCCTCAATGTAAACCTGTGAGGTGACGTATGTCATTAGCTGGTCTTGAGCGTTACACCATAGTAAACAGGTGGAGTTGCCGATGGAGTGTGAACAGCGTTCTTGACAGTCAAAGTTACAGAGAACTTCACGACATCACCGCTGTTTAGGCTCAATGGAGGCAACTGGTCGAATACGACAGTACCTGTGTAGTGTGGCTGGGTCGATGATGCAGTCGCGTTGCCATTAGGGGCAATAGTGAATGCAACTTCGGTTCCAAAGTTAGCCCAGAGTACGCGGTATAGAGATGCAGAATCGCCAGAGGTTACTCCGTCTAACTGCAACTTCCATTCGCCACCGGTGCGAACTTCACAAAAGGTTTGAACATCGCCAGGAGCATCGTTCAGAGTTAGTTCTACCAAGTTAGCGTCACACGCGTAATCGGTAGTTCCAATTTTGAACAGGATGTTCGTGGCTTTGATTCTGGTTGATGTTGGCATCTTGTTTTCCTTATAGGGTTATGGATAAATCCAGAGTCATGTCTGTTGCCAAATACTCAGCGTTATTAGCAGCTAGACGATATGGTGATTGAACGGATCGTAGGACTACATAACCGAGCGGTTGAATCGCTGTAACAGTGTCAGCAATAAGTTCATCCAGAGCCTCAGTTGATTCCTCATTAGTTGCAGTTGATGCAACCAAAGTCAGTTTCAAGCCAAGTCTGTATTCTCTGCTAACTGTTTCAGCGGTCAAATAGTTTCCGTCTGCAGTCATGATAATGATGGGCGGAACTACACGCTCAGGCACATAATCCAAGACCTCTAAACCTGCAGTCTGCAGATCTAAAGCGAACTCGGCCTTTGATGCGGTAATTTCGTTTGTCATAGTCCAGGACCAGTAAAGGGTAATAGCATCTCTCTAGCCGCGTTCATAGGGTCTTTAGCAATACGAACTGCAGTTCCCATGTCAGCGAATTGAGCGACACCATTTGGAGCCGACCGGCGATGGAACAGTTCAGATGCACATGAGAGCACAGCGGAATCTAGTACATCGGTCGGAACACGACTGGTTCCAACAAACTTCGCGACCATTTGATTAGCAGATGCTAAACATCCATCAACGAAACTAGACACCTCTTTAGTGCCAACATACGCTCTAAACTGCTCCACCGATACAGCCATTATTTATTAGGCTCCAGTGTTTAGCTTGACTACAGCACCCTCGAATGGAACACCGAATGCAGCGTAACCATAAACAGAGTAAGAGTCCTGCAACTTAGTGACATCCTGGCTTGAAAGACGTACTGGAGCACCAGCAGATTCCCAAGTGGTAAGAGCCAAAGAGTTTGCAAGGTAAGCGGTCTTGCTGTCCAAAGCAGGGTCACAGATAATTGGCAAGCCAAGTAGTGATCCAGTTAGAGCAGGAACGTTTGAGCCACCGATGTTGTTTACACCAGCACCAACAGGTAGAACTACAGGTCGGCCATTGGTGTCCACGATGGAAACTAGACGCTTGTAAGCGACAGTTCCAGCAACGATGAACTCAGGGAATAGACCAGTTTGAGCGTTGATGTAAGCTGCACCATCTGCGATTCCACCCATGACTGCGGTTGCAGTTAGAGCAGAGATGTCGAATGTCTTACCAGTCCAAGTTAGACCTGCAAGAACAGCAACTACTTCAGCGTTCATTTTCTTAGCGTAAGCAAGAGACATCGCCTGGAATACTACGTCTAGGTAGTTTACAGTTGAACGCTCAATAGCTTGCTTTGAAATAAGTGCGTAACCACCGAAAGTTCCAACAGCGGTCGAAACAGTTGATAAAGCAACATCACCAGTTGAAAGGGCAGTGGACTCAGTGGTCTGCTTGCCAATTGCGATGGTGTTGGTGTTTACCTTAGCGTACTCGACGCTTAGACCAGTTGCTGGAAGTGCTGCAACAGAGAATGCGTTTAGAGTTGG